TCTATACCTGATATCTGTAAAATACAAAGTAAAAAATAAAAATGGCCACTGAGTAATCAGTGGTCATTTTTTTAGTCAAGGTACTTATGATTTACCGTGTACATTATAACGATATGTTTACAGCGGCAGTTTGTGAAAAAAGAAATCCGGGCTGTTTTGTACAGAGTTATGAACAGGTTAATTCTAACTCAGAATATGAGGAAGATGGGGACAGCTTAGGATCATCTGAGTTTTCTGTAGAGTGTGAAGATTACAGCATGGTAGAGATCAGAGATCTCCTGAGTAGACTCAAGCTCTCAGATAAGGAGAGAGTAGTGGTTAATCTTCTCATGGCTGGAAATAGCAAGCCGGACATTGCCCGGAGGCTTGGAGTAAAGACTCCCTCTGTACATAGCTATGTAAAACGTATTGCAACAAAGATAAATTTATCCGGGGCTTATGCCTAAAAACATCCCTCCTCTCTGGTTAATACTATTTGAAACAAGACAACAGGAGAGGAGGTAACACACATGAGAAAGCGTTTAAATGTTTTACTGGCACTGGTTACGGGAAAGGCTATTGTGATTGCTCAAAGTCCTGAGGAAAAAGTAGCGGATGTGTTAGTAGGAAAGAATGTTTCTAAAAAGTATGCAGTCAGTAGCCTGTATAGCACTTTAAAGGCTATGGCACTGTAAATATATAAAAAAAAACAAAAACAGGAGGATACAGGAACAATGGGAAAATCATTAGGAGAGTTAATCAATAAGTATGAGAGTCAGGGATTTTCAAAAGCTGGTTGGTTTTCACTGAAAGATGATGGAGACTCAGCAACAGTCAGAATGTTACATAAGGGAGCTATCGGTACTGAGCCGGACGGATCTCCTAAGTATGATCTGGATGTATATGAGGTACATAAGCTGGATGTTGATGGATCAGGAAGAGACAGAACTGTACTTTGCAAAGGAGAGGGCTGTGAGCTCTGTAAAGCTGGTATTAAGTCACAGCTTAGAATGTTCTTGCAGATGGTTAATCTTGATGAGAAAGACAAAGAGAAACAGCTCCAGCTCTGGGAGAGAGGTATCACAGACATTAAGCAGATCTTGGGTATCATTGAGGAGTATGGAGATCTCAACGCAAGAGACATTAAGATTAAGAGATCCGGGGCTAAGGGTAGCATGAAAACTACTTATCAGTATTTCCCTAAAGATAAGACTGAGAGAGAGTTACCGGAAAAGCAGAACCTTGTAGGCTCCCTGATCTTAGACTTATCTCCTGAGGATCAGATCAAGGCTATTGAGGGTAGGCTGGAAGTAAAGAAGAATAACAACAATGAGGGCGGCGGCTCATCTGATGGAGCCGGAGACAGTACCAGAGTATTTTAAGCTGATGGGAGTGAGGCGGTAAAGTTTCACTTCCATTTTTATAACAGGAGGAAACAGGATGGACAGAAAAGGACTGGAAATAAATATGAGCCGGGAAGAGGTCGGAATGGATGATATCAGTAAAAGACTGGTACATAATAAAGTGTGTAATGTAACAGTAAAGAGAAATAAGAATAAGCTGGAGAACGCTCTTGCAGTTATTCAGGAGCTTGTAAAATCTGGCAGACTCCACGCAGAGGGAGAGGTTGAAACTATCAGGACTCCAGAGAGATTAAAGGAGTACATGGATCACAGTAAGCAGTCTGGAGAGTATGTATTGGACGTAGAGACAACAGGGTTAGATATTTACAATGATATCCTTGTGGGTATCTGTTTATACACTCCGGGAGAGACAAGTGCTTATGTTCCATTTAATCACACAGATCTCCAGAATGTAAGAGTTGCGGATCAGATGAGTGAGGAGCAAGTGAGGGATATAATGATCCCTTATTTACAGGATCAGGAGCTTAGATGTATTAACCACAATATCAAGTTTGATAATAAGAAATTGGCGTGGGATTGGAAACAGATTATAGTAAATATTTACTGGGATACCCTGATAGCTGGATATGTCTTAAATGAGAATGAGCCTCACGGATTGAAGCCACTCTATAACAAGTACATCCTCCACGGTAAAGGATCCTCTGAGGATTATGGGGATCTGTTTGAGGGAATCCCATTTAACTATGTTCCTATTGAGGTAGCTACTGTATATGGTGCGAATGATGGATTTAAGACCTATGCTCTGTATAAATTTCAGGCTCAGTATCTTAGAGAAGATCATCCCCGTGAGGACTTTAGGAAAATGTATTATGTTTTCCGTGAGGTAGAGATGCCTCTGATCCCACTCTGTACTGATATGGAAATGAGAGGAGTAGAGATCAGAGAGGATTTTGCTAAGGAGCTCTCAGAAGATTTCAACAAAGAAATGGTAGAGGTAGAGGCTAAGTGTGATGCTTATGTGGAACAGTTTAAACAATACATACTGGATCACAATAACCTGATGAGACTCACAAAGGGTACTTGTAAGATTAACTATAGCAGTCCTCAACAGGTGGCGGCTTTATTTTATGACATTTTCAAGCTGAGAAGTGTAAGCCGTAAAGAGCCACGGGGGACAGGAGATAAGATCATACAGAAATTTCTCAGTACAGCGAAAAAGAAAGATACAAAGAAATCAAGAGAGTTTGCTGAGTTTCTGGAGAACTATCAGAGATTTAAGGAAATCAAAAAGCTGTTAGGAACCTATGTGGATAAGATCCCTCAGGTGAAAGAGCCTAAGATCAATGCAGTATATACCACCTATAACCAGTACGGGGCAAAGACGGGAAGATTTTCAAGCTCTGATACAGTAAGTAAAATCAATCTCCAGAATATCCCGTCAAAGGAGAAGAGGATCAGGAAGATCTTTAAAGCCCGTGATGGGTATAAGCTGGTGGGTGGAGACTTCTCACAGATTGAGCCCCGTGTACTGGCTTTCCTGTCAGGTGATGAGAGTATGATTAACGCATACAAAGAGGGGAAAGATCTTTATGCTATCATGGGATCTCAGGTGTATCAGTTACCTTATGAGGACTGTAGAGAGTTTTATCCTGATGGAACTGTAAACGCTGAGGGTAAACACAGACGTACAACTATGAAGAGTGTACTCTTAGGTATCATGTATGAGCGTGGAGCTACAGCTATTGGAGAACAGTTTAATAAGAGTGCTGAGTGGGCTCAGCAGTTGATTGATAACTTTTACAAGAGCTTTCCTAAGATTAACCAGTACCGCCTTAAGATTGAAAATATGGCTGAGACTTATGGTTATGTAACTACTATCACAGGAAGAAAAAGAAGATTGCCGGATATGCAGTTAGAGGATAAAGATGATTACAGATATCAGGAGGCTCACAGACAGAGCCTTAACTCAGTAATACAGGGATCATCAGCGGATATCATGAAACTTTCCATGATTGCTATTTACAATGATCCACGGTACAAGGCTCTGGACTGTCACATGATTATAACAGTACATGATGAGTTAATCATGGAAGTACCTGAGGATCATATTAAAGAGGGAGCTGAGCTCTTAGTGGGAACCATGAAGAGAGTAGGACATAGCCTGATTGATCTCCCTATGAGTGTGGATGCTGAGGTTAATGATTACTGGTATGGTGAGAATTTAGCTGAGAAATACGGGGTATAAGTATGAGCAAAAAAAAATAGAGTGGGTATCTTGTGAGGAGGATACCCCTCTTGTAACCGGGAGTTTTCAGTATTGCTCAGACAATGTAATAGGGCTTACAGAGTCCGGGAAAGAGCTGGAAGTGTTTTATAACTACAGAAATGATTTGTGGTATAGCTGGGATACCAGTAAACCATGTACAGAAAATATTGTGAAATGGAGGAGTAAGTAATGAGTATGTTAGAATGGGCTAAAAATGAGGTAGCTATTGCAAGTAAAAGAGAAAGAGGAAATAAGCCTGAGGGTGAGTGGGATTATGGTTGTGCTTGCTATGACAGTGCTATGAGAGCTTTTGAGAGCCTCTTAGGTGACGGTCATAGCGGTATGAGTATTGGATTTACTAAGAATATCCTTAACCGCCTGATTGATGGAAAGCCTCTTACTCCTATTGAGGATACAGAGGAGGTATGGGGAGAGCCTCGTATTGATAGCAGAGACAAAAGTAAACAGTATCAGTGTAAGAGAATGAGTAGCTTGTTTAAGAGAGTTGCTCAGGATGGATCAGTAACTTACAGTGATATTAATAGATATTATTGTACAAGTGAGGAGAACCCTCATGTAAGCTGGTACAATGGTTTTGTAGCAAAGATTTATAATGAGATGTATCCGCTCACTCTTCCTTATATGCCTAACAGTAGACCGGATGTTATCGTATGTGATGAGCTTTTGACAGACCGGAAAAATGGAGATTATGATACCTTAGCTATTTTATACATCAAGAAAGCAGACGGGGAAAGAGTTGAGGTAAATAGGTATTTTAAGGAGAATGAGGTATCATTTATAGAGATTTCTCTTGAGGAATATAAAGAGAGACAGAGATTACAGGAGGAGCGGATCAAAAGTGAAGCTGAAAAGTAACAGATTTGCAGTAATCCCGGTCATGTGCTCTCATTGTAAAAGATATGTCTGGATGGAACCCTATAGATCTGGAGAAACATGGAATAGGTTTATAGATCGGTTTGTAAAGATCCGGCTCTGTAATGAGTGTGTTGGGAGATATGGAGTAGGAGGCACTGATGAAAAGAGCTCATAAGGGCTCTTTTTTTTTGTCTAAATTTCTTTTCAGATCTGGTTATTACTCAGTGAATATAAAAAAGGAGGATACAGGATCATGGGATTATCAAGTTTAATCAAGGTAGCTCAGGGAAAGAACGCCGCTAATGTATCCTTTGAGGATGCTTTTCTTAAAGGGTATGAGGCGGCTGTAGTTAAGTATGAGGAAGAACATAAACAGCCTATCCCGGCTGATTATTTCCGTCCCTCTTCTATGTATGGATGTGAGAGGATGCTTTATTTTATGAGGACAGGAGAGGAACAGGATAAGGAGGAGCATGATATAAACCTTATGGAGATTTGTCACTCCGGGACAGATAGACATTTACGGATCCAGCACCTTGTAGAGTCTAT